CTCCGACTTGCCTGTTTTTATCCCCTTGTAGCCTGAGTTCAATATCTTCATATTCATTGACTATACTATATCTTTGGCTGAATTCTTGAAATGAAAAAGACCTATGGCGTAAGATTTGCGCGGCCACAGCTCTACTTGTTTTGATTTCAAGGCACATGTCTACTAATTCAAACGGACTCCAATGTTTATTTTTTATTAAAAAATTTAATAACTTCGGGGCAGTTTCTATATTCGTTTGATTTGTTGGATTACTTACTCTCGCGCAGTAAGCAACCAAATCTTCCGCGTTTTTAATTCCTTCAATTTCTGGTTTGGTAATTGATATTAATTTGACATTCATAATAATTCTCCATCATTTGCGTTTTGATCAGTAAGTTCGTATTGTTCTCTTTGTCTTTCTGCGACGTCTCTTAACGAACCTCGTTCTTCAATATTAAAATTTGTTACTTGATAATTTAAATAATTTTGTGCCCAAATCTCTTTACCAGTAGAGTCTAGTCTTCTTGCTAGATCTTGATGCCCTGCCGCATCTTTACCTTGAAATCTAGTTTTTGTTGGAATTAATTTATGAGTTCCAAATGCTTGACCATCAAGAGTTATTTCATCTAAAGTTTTTCTTCTAAAAATTGCTACAAATGACGCAAACCATTGTAATCTATCAGAAAGAGAAATGACAGAGCTATCATCGACGACGTTATTTGAATTACGATTAAAATTTTCGCCTGTTCTATTTAATTGCATGGCAGTTATAATTGGACAGTGAATTTCTTCTGAAATTCTTTTAAGCTTATCAATTTTTTCACCAATTGCTTGATGTTCTGCCCAATTTTGGCTAACTTTTTCTCCAGTTAATTTTATATAATCATAAGCAACCATAGCTTGATTGCCGCGCCCGACCTTCGAAAGATACCATCTTCTAATAATAGAACAAACTTGATCAATATTTTTATTTCCTACATGATAATGAAAATATTCGTATGTTTTTACTTTTGCCCAAGCCGCCCTTACTTTTTTTGTCATTTCTTCATTTTTTCGCCAATTACCCGTTTCAAGATACCAAACTGGTACATCGGTTAAAGATGCCACCATCCTTAATTGAATGTCCACGGTTTGCATTTCTGTATCAAGGATTAAAGTTTTAGTTTTATTTCTCGGATTAATTGAAGTTTTAAAACAGATATCATTAAGCCATGTAGATTTACCTTGGCCTGGCCTGCTAGCTATAGCATAAATATTTCCATTTTTTAATCCACCATACATTCTATTAAATTCTGAATATGGAGTTATTAGCCCAGTATCATCTTTCGGAGTATTTCCAATTTCTTCTACAAGATCCTCGACTTCCGCAAAAATATTAATTGGCATATCATTTTCGGAATATGCAGAAATTTTTTTATTATATATTTGATCTATTTTTCCTATAATTTGGTCAACGGAATCTTCAGAATTTTTATTTACATATTCTTTTAGTTTTTCTGCTGTTTGAAATATTTCCCTACGGATTCTTAATTTAATTAATTCTTTACACGCACTTAAAGTTGCGTCCTCGGTAATTTGAGAAAAACTTAAATTATCAATATAATCAAATATATTTATTTCGTCTTTAAATGATATTCCTAAATTCTTAATTTTTTCTGCTAATAATATTTTATCAACATTTTCGCCCTTATGTTTTATATTTTTAAAAACAGTATATATCGTTGAATGAACATCGTTATAAAAATCATTTTCAGTTAAAAATACGTCTATATCAGCAAACAAATCTTGATGTTTTAAAAGACCGCTTAATACATGTCTTTCTACTTGTAAAGAATAAATCATTCAATATATGATACCAAAACAAAAATTAAAAGTCAAGTTTTAATCTTTATTTTCAGCATCATCAAAATCGTCATCATCTTTATTTGTTTTTGCTATTTGGTCTGTTGTAGCTTCTAGATTTAATTGATCTATGCTTTGACTCCAAGTATTTACATAATATAAAAGAGCCATAGCGTTTATCTGATTATCAAATTTTGTAAAAACTTGTGGCTCGCCCTTGTTTGAAAAGTTAAACATTATATATCCACCGAAACTGCATTCATCAATTTGTTTTAATAGCGAATCTGGTATTTTAAAATTTTTTTTATTTATCACTACTAAAAATTACACTTAAATGATTAAAATTCCGCATTTTTCTTCTATATATTGTGGTGATAAATTTTTTCAATCATCTTTAGCCATACTTCTTTTTTAACGTCTCTTTTTATACTATTTAAATATTTTAATCTAGAATCATTATGAAAAAATTTATTGAAAGATTCGTGTTGATTTCCTTGTATTTCAATCGCTATGCGTTTTGTTGCATTTAATATATCGACTTTAAGCATAGTTCCATAAACTGGAAACTCCTCATAGACAATATGATTTTTCCAATATAAAAAAAAAATTGTTTAAATTGAAATTGAAGCTTGCTTCGACTTTTGCCTTCCCAATTAATTAAATATTTTTTTACATTTTTATTAATGAGCTTACCATTAACATTTAAAAGTCTCATAGGACAAGTGTATTAATAAATTTATTATAAAAATAATCTGTAATTTGTTTGTTTTCTTCCAGATAAAATCTTAAATTATCAATTCCTTGATGTTGTTTTTTAAGTTCAATATTAGATTTTTTAAGTTCATCTACAATTTCATCAGAGAAAGTTACCCAAGCGCCTTTAGCAGTTGCAAATTCCCAAGCCAATATTTGATCAATTACTTCGTATTCTTTCCAGACAGAAGATCCTTCTTTTCTTCCGTATTTTATAGGATATTGAACTTTTGAATTTGTTGTTTCGTTTGTGGATTTTTTAATAGCAATTTTTACATTATGTCCAATCATTTTATTTTTTACTGGATCATATTTTTCATTTGGTTTTTCAAGAATAAGGTCTTTGTTATAGCGAGGTTCAAATTCAAGAATCCAATTTGCAAAATGCAATAAAGCATTACCGCCAGTCGCGCTAGTTTGTCTTACTTCTTTATTTGCGGCGTAAGGATCAAGCTTAATATCTGAGCGAACTTGACTTATAAAAATAGCCATGTGTCCACGTTTAGATAACGCAAGAGAAATCTTCTTCATAAGCATTGATGAAATAACTGCGCCACCCGCCACTTTAGTTGCTTCACTAAACGTTTTTTCTTTATCGTTTTTTGTAACAAGACCATCAACCGAATCAAGAATAAAGATATATCTTTTATTTTCATGATTTGATTGAATCAAATCTTTCATTAATTCTGATACAGTTTCAAAAATATTGCATTCAAATACAAAACATGTGCCATCCACCCATTCTTTTGGGTCAGTTACAAATTTAATTCCAGATCTTTCTTTGACTTCTTTGCTAAGACGACCTTCCGCTTTAAAAAGTAATGCCCTAGACTGGTCTATTGTTTTGAGAAAATTTTTAGCTACCTCCAGAGCCTCCGACGTTTTACCGCCTTCATTCATACCAATAAATCTGTGCAAACCTGGACATAAACCACCGCTTGTAGCTATATCTAAATTAAGACTACCAGTAGATACTTTATAATAAGTTTCTTCTTGAAAATTATAATGATCTTCTTTATTATCTTTTAAAAAAGATAATAATCTATCTGACGCGCTTGGTCCAGATAATTCAACCGCCTCTTCTCTAAGTTTTCTTCCCATATCTAATAAATTCTACCAGTGTTTTTGGTTTTTGGCAAACTTTTTTATCTTCTCCTATTTTATTTTTATTTAAATTTATGAGTTCTTGATTTAAATTTAAATTAAATTCTTCATATTCCTTTAATATGAAAGCTTTTCCTTCGGATTTAAGAAACCAGGCTAAGGATGGAGGCGGACTTCCTAGCTCTCTAAGATTATACCAAAACTCAAAAGAATTGAATCTTTTTACTAATTTTTGCGCTATTTTAATCTCTCTTGGCCAATTAATATTACCTTTAATAAATTTTTTTACTATAAATTGACAAAGCTTATGATTTGATATTTTCAATATCCCATTCTACCATTTTCTTTACTAAATTGTCAAATGAAATTCTAGGTTTCCAATTTAATTCTTTTCTAGCTTTTGTAGAGTCTCCTAATAATATTTCAACCTCTGCTGGCCTATAAAATGCTGGATTGATTTGTATTAAAGTTTTTTTGTTTTTATCAATAAAAATCGTATGTTCTCCCTCTCCAATCCATTGGCCTTCGATACCCGCAAATTTAAAAGCTTTCTCTGCGAATTCTTTAATTGTATGAGTTTCATTAGAAGAAAATATGTACTCTTTTGGAATACCATTATAATTTGGATTATACTTATCTTGATTTAACATCATCCATACTCCTTCTACAAAATCCTCTGCATCACTCCAATCTCTTTTTGCTTCAATATTTCCAAGCTCTAGTGGTTTAAAATTTTCATTATTTTTTATAGCATTATAAATTCTTGTTACATTTTTTGTAATTTTTCTTGTCACAAACTGTTCGTTTCTTCTAATGCCTTCGTGATTGAACAGCCATCCTTGTATTGCGTAAATATTATAAGATTCCCTATATACTTTTACTAATTGTCTAGAAGCGGCTTTACTTGCGCCATATGGACTTCTTGGCCTTAGTGGATGATTTTCATCTTGAGGTATATATTGAACATTTCCAAATTCCTCACTTGAACCAGCTTGATAAAGCCTACAAGATGGTTTATAAAGTCTTATAGCTTCTAAGATATCAAGAACTGCTGTAGAATTAGTTTGCCAAGTTTGTCTTGCGAAATCCCAGCTACTTGCAACAAAGCTTTGAGCGGCAAAATTAATAAAATAATCAGGTTGTAATTTTTCTATTGTTCTTGCTATTGAATGAGAGTCTGTTAAATCGAAATTTATTAAATAAAATCGATCAGAATCAATATGTCTAATGTTTTCATGATTATAAACGCTTAATCTTCTGACTCCGCCAAATATTAAATAGTCTGTATTTTTAAGTAAAAAATCCACCATATGACTACCATCTTGACCAGTAACGCCAGTTATTACTACCGTTTTCCTTCCGTTAATTATCCTGCTGGCATCTTCAATATTAAGAATATTGCAAGTATCTATCTTTTTGCCATAATATGTTTCTTGAAAATTTGAGTTCATAATATGATATTATCCTTAATTTAAATAAAAATCAATATTATATTATAATATAATTTGGGTTATCTCTTACCACTAAATCTATATCATTATCTATTTTATCTTTCATATATATTTTTGAGGCATTACTTAAAAATCCCATCCACCAGCTATATGTCCCGAAACTTAATATTAATCTTTTAAAACATATAAACTTTTTTAAAGTATCTATTGTAGAGCCGCTGTAAATCTCGACATTTTTAAAGTTTCTTCGAATATTTTTGGCTTATTATTTCCTAGCCAAATTAAATGTATTAATTTTGGAATCATTTACCAATATAAAATTAAATTATCTTTATGAGTCAAAGGATATTCTGCTGCTCTTTTTGTATTAAATTCTAATAATTTTGATTCTAGTTGTTCGAGGCTATATGAATCTATATTACAAAAATGACTTATAAAATTACATGTTATATAACCATGCTTAGATTTTCTTAATATTTTTTCAATATATATGTCTTGTATATTTTTATCTATCTCTGTAAATGCATAGTTGCTAATTATCAAATCGAAATTAAGATTTATATTTGGTAGATCTTGAAAACGTATAACCTCTGCGCTGTTCACATTCAATCTATTGAGGTATTTATTTGCTAGACTAGAAGCTTCATCTAAATCAATTAAATAATATTTACTGATATTAAAGAAGTCATTTATAATTTTACATTGACCGCCATATCCAACGCCAATTTCTACAATATTAAAATTATCTAATGATCCATATAAATTTTTTAGATCTGATAATACCTTAATATATCTTAAAGTTGTTGGGGATATTAATCCTAAATCAGCATAGTTAAAAACTGCTGGACTACCATATATATCATTTTCTTTAAATTTATCAAGCTTTGTTTTATAATCAGAGAAATGTATGTCTAAATATTCTTTATACATTTGACCTTGTTCTTGATTTACGTGTTCTAATATCTCTGTATAGGCTTGATCTTTTTTAAAAAAATCAAAATGAAAATCACTTATCGTTGCCATTTTGCATGCGTTTTTATACTTTTGAGTATCACTAATGCTTGTTTGATTCATATTTCATTTCCTTTTGATATTATAGTTAAAAAGTTATGATAAATCCAATCTTCTGGACATACAAATTGATTTGCAATTTCAAAGTTATTTAGTATACTTTCTTTTTTAGATTGATAAAATATTGAATCACATTTCTTAAAAAGATCTTCTATTTGATCTAAATTATCTAAACGAATAATACCGTTCATATCAAAAAATGAATCAATTTTGCTACCCCAAAATATTGGTATTGTTCCTGTCGTTAGTGAATCAATAAGTTTTTCTGAAAAATATGTATCATTATCGTCATTTTCAATTATAAAAGAATAACGATAATCTTTTAATGCTTCTAATTTAGAATCAATTGGTTTATAACCTTCTCCACATATTAGATCTATTTTTTGATTAAATCTTTTTATAATTTCATGTCTTAATCTGTGGCCTACAGTCCAGTTTTTTGCAGAAGCAATAATAGAAAAATTTTTAGTTTTATCATATAATTTTCTATCTTCTGGTTTGATCCAACATCCTCCAAACGGATAATAAAAACATTTTTTACTATCAACATTTATTAAATTTAAATTATGAGTTAAAATATAATCATATTTATCTATATTTTGATATGCTTTTTCGTATGTTTCTAGATTAATGGATAACGGTTCGATTATCCAAGCTATATTAATCTTACTTTTGCTTTTTAAAATATCATTATTTTTTATATTTCCATCTGTAAAAAAACAAATATCTAACCATTCTTCTGAGTTTCTATTAAATTTTATTTGACTAATTTTTGTATTTCCTAATCCTATGCCATCTGGTACATGGGAAAAGGTTGTATCCCTTAGAGAAACTTCGATCATATGATAGTCCATTCTTTAGGTATAAGATCATCAAGTTTCCATTGACCATTATAAGCTGATCCAAACCAATTGGAGGATGCAACAACTTTATTATTATTTTTATTTATATATGCTGACCACCAAGAGAAACTACTATTAGCCAAAATATTGTTTTGACAACTAGACATAAGATACATATCTTCAAATGCATGATTATTCTCTATATATGTGAAGTTAATATCTTTGAATTCATTAAAAATTTGTTTTGCATAATCAATAGTGTCTGAAAAAACTAAATAATTAGAAACATTTACTAGTTCAAAAGCTTTTTGATAGTAATTTTTATTCATTATTGGATGATGATTATCTCTGCCAATATAGTCTCCACACCTTAAATGAACTGAAGAAAGGTTACTAAAATCAAAGTTATATTTTTTATAAACTGCGTCTATTATTGAATCTTTAAATTGAAATTGATCTAATAAGTCATTTTTACAATTTTCAAAAAATTTGTATGATTGAAAATAACCTTCTAAATCTGTATAATCTGGTATTTTTAATACTTCTGGATTAAAGAGCGCTGGATATCTCCAATTAGCTTTATGTTTTATTAATTTTAAATCTTGTTCATTTAGAATTTCTGCAGATATACTCTTGAAACAATTTAAAAAATAATGCTGAATTCTTTTTGCGCCTTCACAAAAATGTTCTTCTGTATTTGGAATTTTAATACTATATCCATTTAATTTACCAATAGAGTATAATGTGGAATATTGAAAAAGTTGATTTCCAATTGAGCCGAAATTACCAAGTTTAGAAAAAGTAATCATATTGGTCTATATTTATAAAAAGCTTCTACAAAATATTTATCTAATCTAGTCATTACAAGATTAATATCTGAAAAAGATTCTGCTTGAGTAGCTAATATTTCATTTGTAGAAAATGATTTTCCTCTTGGTAGGATATTTCTCATTAACCATCCATCTAAGCTTTCATTTCTTTGAAGCCAAGGTATGATTTCTTGTCCTGCTGGAATATTTGAACTAATAATTTCGGCAGCTTCTTTACTATAAGCTTGAGCGTGAGTGCATAAAGCGACATTTACTTTTAATAAATTTTGATTAACTCTTTCTAGTGGAATTTGATTTGGCCTATTGTTGTCCATTTTTTCTCCAACATGCATCCCTAAATAAAATATATCCCATGAATTTTCTTTTTTTAATTCTTCTAATGATAGTGATAAATGTTTATTTACATCGTTTATAAATTCAACATCGTCCTCAAAAATTAAAGCATTATTTAAGTTGCGTTTTTTGATTAAATTAATGGCTGCTCTCTGAGAAGCAAAACATCCAGCTGAACGAATATTTACATATGGATGTGATCCTTCAAATTTTATTGCTTCGAGCCTTTCTACTCTATTATGTATACCTATTTTTTCAAATTGTTCTAAGCACATCTTCCACTTATCTGTGCGATAAGCTAAATTTATACAATAAATTTCTTGAAAAAAATCAAATGGATTACTCATATTTGAAATGTCCTCTTAATTTATTTATCCAATATTGTTCTTTTGTCGCTTCTAAAGATTTATTAAAGAATGCTTCTAAAATTTTATTTAAATAATCTAATGAAGCTTCTTCCCAGTTATCAACAATTAATATTGGTAAATTTAAACTATAAAAAAATTCTGCCATTTTACTTCTTTTGATTATTGGAATACATCCAGCTACTAAGGTTTCCCAAAGTCTATAAGTATCTCTATTTTGATTTTTATCCGTATCTGATGCTGGAGAAGAACAGATATTAAATTTATGTTCGTATAGATCTTTCCAATAAGATTGATCATCTGAATGATTAGTTTTTTTTATGGTTATATAATTATTTGATAATGATAAATTATACCAATAATTAAAATCATTTATTCTGTGATTAGAATAAGAATATATTGTAAAATTACAATATATAATTTTTGATCTATTAAAATTTTCAATATTTTGTGTTCCTCTTAAATAATTATTTTTTAAAATTCCTCTTGGAAATGGACTATACTTGTTGTTATAAAATGGTAGGTTTGGACAATATACGTGCAAAATATTATCTGATACTTTTAAATTTTCAACATTTCCATCTCCTCCATCTGCAAGTAATACATACTTTTTATTTAAATTTTTCCCTAAAATATTTAATAAATTTTCAAATTCATTCATGCAGAAATATATTATAGAATTATCATTTATATCTTCATTTACTGCATTTAATTTATTTTTCGCTAAGTCTATTTCTGGAAAATGATATTGTCTTTTATTTGTATTATTTTTATAAAAAATTCCATTTTGATAAATATAATCATATATTTGTGGATTTTGTTCGTAGGCTAATATAAAATCCGTATCTTTCATTTTTTATACCTCAAATTTTCAAAATCTCCATTAAAATCTAATTCTAATACTTTAGGATGTATTTGACATCTAGCGGATACTTTTTGCCAGCCGCCTTGCTTTGCTGTTATAAAGTTTAAATCAGCAAATGTTGCATATTTAAAATCTAATATAGCAATTGGTTCTTGAGAAAATGGACTTTGCCTATTTTTAATGCTTTCATCAATTAATTGTTGAGCTGCTTCTTCTGTTTTCCATTGAGAATCTGGATTACCGTCGTAAATAGAAACAACTTTTTCGCTCATCGTTTTAGGTCCTCCCATATAAGAGTAATGCCATCCACCGTTTTCTATTCTTAGCATAAAATCTTTATCTCTTCTTAGTAGTTGAAGTCCCATGCCAAAACATAAAGTATTTAAATATTTTAATCCTTCATATTTACAAGCTACAGTTCCTGTAACATTCTTATTTGTATAAACATCAATATAATGAACAAAAAACATTTGATTTAATGCAACAATTGGATATTTTATCATTTCTTGAAAAATATTTTTATTGGGAATTTCATCACAATCTGAAATCATTACTGTATCTAAATTATCTAAATTTAGAGGTTCAATTTGTTCTAAAAGTCTTATTCTTTGTTCGTGCTCTTTTGCACCAATTTTTGCATCTGGAAAAAATTTTGGCATTAAAGCGTCAAATCTTCCATCTAGTTCTATTGGAGAATAAATTATTTTATTTTTAAATTCTTTAAGTCTTTCGTCTTTCCAAAAAAATAATTCTTTATTCTGTCCTTGGTGAGTCTTTGTTGCTTCATTAATTATAAAGTAATCTACAGCATCATATAATTCTTTAATTCTAAGATATGCGATATCTTTTTCATTGAAATACATAAAGCAATCTGCTATTTTCATTTATTTTTTAATATGAAACCAGCATCCAGAAAAATTTGTAAAATCTCGATTTAGAAATTCATAAACTGCCCTTTGAACAGATTCTGTCCATAGATCATGTCCAGCAAAAATTCCATTCTTCTTTAATTTAGGATACCATAATTTCATATCTGTCAAACATTCTTCGTATCCATGATGTCCATCTATGAATATTAAATCAAAAAAATTATTTTCAAAATCTTTATGTGCTTCTCTTGAATCTTTGTTTATCGGTACAATAACATCTTTTACTGGTTCTATATTTTTTAAAAAAAGATTACATAATGTACCATCAATTGCTTCTGGAGTATAGTTAGGATTGCCTTCTTCTCTATGTTCATTATTACCATAAAAATGATCTAGGGCATAATGAGTTAATTTTTTATTACTATTAATAATTTCTACACCCATAAAGGCTGTACTTCTGCCTTTATAAACTCCAATTTCTATTGATTTAAAATTATCTTTGGCGTTATTAATATAATATTTATATAAATCTGGATAATCAAACCATCCTTGTATATTTTCGTAAAAATGCTGCATTTTTATATTCTCCATTCTTCATTTTTATCTATAGATTCTACGCTTTCGTTAAGTATATTTAATCTATAAAATCTTTTTATTAATCTTTCGTTATTAATAAATTCTTTCATAATTTGATTGATTGAGTTATTTTTCCAGTAATTAATCAATGATTCTAATTTGAATTCTATCCGAAGACCTTCACAATATGCTCTAAATTGCTGTCTTATACTTTCTTGTTGTTGATATCTTTCTGAAGTTCTACCATTATCATAATAATGAAGAACGCAATGATTAGATCTTCCATAAACAAAGTAATACTTCATATCACTATCAATATAATGCTTTCTTTGAGATGGTCTCTCCTCCCAAGCAAATAGTTGTTGATTTTTTCCATAGTATTCGTAGAGATCAATGTATCCTGGCCTCATACCTTGTAATCCCCAATGCGGGCTACCTTGAAATATCATATCATCAAAATATTTAACAAGAAAAGCTTTTTGTCTATCAACGCAACTATTTATTTTATTTTTGTCTAAGAAATTCTCTATAAAATTACGCAAATTCTTAACCCAGTCTATATTTAATCTTTCGCAACTATCTCTTATTATAAACCAATCTCCATTTTGTATAATATTAGACCTTAAAAAACCATTCATTTGGAGATCATGGTCATTTGACCATTCTCTGTTTATGATCTTTCCTTGGCCTTTTCTTGCGTTTAATATGTCTAGTGTACCATCTGTTGATCCACCGTCTACAAAGATTAAGCCATCAAAATATTGATATATATCTTTTGTCATATCATCAATATTCTGCTTTTCGTTTTGAGTAATTCCGCAGAGCCAAATTTTCACTATAAAAATTATACTAGATTATTAAGAAAATGTCCAAGTTTTTCTGTTTCTCTTTGATTGTCAATTATTTGTCTTATAACATTTGCGGTGGTATTTTGAAGAAAATATCTATAATCTTTGCTTTCGTATAATGCTTTTAGTTTGGCTATATATTCATATTCGCTTTCAAAGAATAACGCAGTAACATTTTCTATGCTCCACTGCATAAGACTTTTATTTTGAGCCATTCTACGATGCATAAATACTGGCTTGCCACAAGCCATACTTTCAATTACTGCTATACCGTAACCTTCAAGGTGTTTAATGTGCTGAGTAGCTATGCTTGATTTTAATGTTTTGGTTAATTCTTCTTGGGAACTATTAGTATGATAATGATAATCTATATATGGGGTCAATTTTTGAAGCTCGCGACTCATATTGTATTCTTGATTAAAATTCTTTTCATATTCTGAAATATAAATACCTACTATATTACCATCAGTTGGCCCATTAAAAGTGCATCTATCGTAGTCCACCCAAGGTTTATAGCAGAGGTGATTTATTTTATATTTATTTGCTAAAAGAAAACCTGTATAATCTGCGCAAAGATAATTCTTGATTATATAAAATGGATATGCTCCGTCCCAATAGTCATTGCCGCTATAGCAAGCTAATTTGCTCTTATCTTTAAGATAAGGCCAAATTTCATTTAATATTTCAAACTGACTTTCAAAACTTGTTATAAAAACTATTTCTGGCTTAAGATCTAAAATTTGTTCTTTGTTTAATACTTTAATATTATTACTATTAAATTCTAAATTTACTTTCTCTTGATTCCAATTAGTATTCCATACCAATTGATTAAATTGTTTTGGTGGTAAATTCGTTGGTATGTATTCGCTACTTGGGAGAATCAGATTGTGACCAAGCAAAGAGAATGCTTTTGCTATATTTTTAGTTAGATTTTTATGGATATCGGGCCAAAGTATGTTCAATATATATAATATATATAAATATAGTTAAATTCTAAATTAATTAGTAATCTCCTTCGTGATACCAGTCTGGAATAGTTTCTTTTTGTTTTTGATCTTGATCTTCTTTTTCTTCTGTGTTGAAAATTATCATAATTTTAAAAGTCTCCTTCCAAGTACCATGAGGGAAGCTGAATAGGTGGAACATACTCTCCTAGATCAATTCCAGGAATTTGTTCAAAAGCAGTGCCGTCACTAACAAAACCTGGTCCTGATTGTTCTGGATGACCAATAACGCCTAGATTATGAGTTGATCCTAATGAAGGAGTATCAATTGGTTGAAAAAATACTATTGGATCTATTGGTTGGGGTGTAGAGGGGGCGGCTGGCGGATTTGTTCCAATTGGATCTGAAAGCGGGATTGGAATAACAAGAGCATCGGTCGCGTTGCCAGTAGAAGAACTATCTAGTACTTGCTCTGGACTTACAACTGGTGGATTTTCTGGCTGTGCCTCGTCTTGAGGTGGATTTGGCGCTTCAGGTACACGAGATGAATCTGGGAGTTGAGAATTTATTTCATTTTGTAGTTGATTTTGAGCATCAATAAACATTTGTAGGTTCTTGCCGCCCTGTATGGCCACTGTGAGATCTATCGAGTGGCCTGTTTTTTGCTGAAAATCCGCAGCAAGTGCTCTAAGGCTATTTAAAACTTCATTATATTTATTTAGGTCTCTAGCTTCAAAAGCTTTTGTTAATTCGTCTGTATGAGCCTGCACTTTTGCTTTTAATGACTCAACGTACTCTTTCATTTTTCTCAGTGCTTCTTTGGCTGCTTCCATTTTTTCCCACCAATTTACTATTGCATAAGTATCTTTTACGCCCTGAACAACATCAATTTTAACTACAAAAATTGCTGCTGAAAAGAAATTCATAAATTTCCCTGGTAAAGATTCTAATGTTAATGGCCCTTCTCCGAGGACCGCAAATGCTTCAAGCGGAAAGACTACTTGCATTTGAACTGAAGATCCTTGAATATCGCCACTTGTGATATTTTGTCCTGCTGTAAAATAAAGCTTAAGGCCTGGAATAATTTCTGTTCCGCCATCCCCTCTTTGTTTTACATGTGGTCTGGCTATCATAATTGGGCGGGATTGATTGTTTTGTGTCCAAAACTTTTTATCTAGCGGTGCCCAGTGATTTGGGTTTGCGCCCGATCCTTCTGCTAGTTCCCAGGTATAAGCTCCTTGTCTTTCATGTGCTAGAAATTTAAGAAGTTCAACTCTGGTTACTGCATGCCTGCCCCACGGATTTAAATCGTCTTCAAAAACTATTATATCTGGATAAAGGCTTTTTTGTTTTAATTTGTCTCCAGGCTGAAACTCTGATGGACCAAATCTATTTCCAAGAACATATGCGTCACTATAAAACGTGGCTATATTTTTTGAATCTGCTTTTTTTGATCCTATTCCATGTGCTGGTTCTGCTTCCCTTACTCTTTCTAAAAATGTTTGCTTTGGATTGCCCTTGTTCCAAGCAACTCCAAAAAAGTATACTCCGTCTCTATTGATTTCTGTGTCTTGATTATTAAGAACTATAAGGCATTTTAGACAAGTTTTCTTGGGGCGTTTAAGACTTTTTGAAGCTTCTACGCCGTTAAGCTTTACTTCTGTTAGTGTTGTACCACATACTGAGGACATTTCTGCTCTCATGGCTTTAACATAAAGATTAAATACTATTTTTATATCTCTAGTATATCCAGGGTTTGTGCTGTTGCCTATTCTAAATTTTTTAGATATGCTATCAAATGGCAATTGCCCCAATGCTGCTAAGGCCCATAACAGTCTCATTTCGTTTGTATAATCCACGAATTTTATTGCTTGTGAATTAAAATAATCTTTAAAACTTTGTTCTTTCTTTTTTAGTTTTTTAACTAATTCGCTTGCTTCATAAAGATAAGCTTGTCTTAAGCCATCTGATTCAAAAACAAGATCATTTGGATTATAAAAAAAATCGTTAATAGGCTCCTCCTCCCATTTGGGGCCAGCTATTCTATTGTAGTCTGTATTTCCAAAATCCCAATTCTCGCTTCTGGCTGCGTTAGCGGTGGATCCAAAATATTCCCAAGGGGTTTTTTTAAATAGTTTTGTTTTTCCTTGAGTTCCGTCTCTTTTATAGCTTGCGTTTACGGTAGTAATTTCTGGATCGCCTACAATTTTGTTGCTTGCAAAATAGTCATGAAGTTGCACGAGAGTTCCTGCAAGATATTTGGGATCATCAAATTTAAACTTATATGATGGCGAGCCAGAAGCTGATGTGCCCAACTTTGGCGGACCCATAGAAGAAAAATATTGAACTTTCATTTCTATTTTTTGAGTTACTTCTACTTCTCCAAATTTTATTAGTACTTCGCTACACGAAACGTCTTCTTTAAGATTCCCTCCTTCACAATTTTGATTATCAGCACTAGCGATGCTACTTACACTTAACGTTGGCAGAGTAGGGCATGGTAGGTTACTCATATAATTTGTTTTCTCTTACATTACTTACACTTTTTTTGTAAAAAATCGCAAATTTAATTTTAACGAATAAAATTCTAAAAAATATTAAAGTGTTGCTTACAGCTTGGACGCGGAGAGAATTGAACTCTCGTCTTTTAGATAATTTAAATTAAAATACTACAAGTTTAGTTGTTTTTAATTTTAGCTTTGTGTAGAGAAACAACAAACACACTTTGCGATTTTATTTTGAATACTAAACCTATAAAGAATAAAAAAACTTTAAAGGCAAAGACATCTAAATACGCAATATTCTATTAGATGTGTCATAGATATCACGCTGTAGAACTTAAGCTACAGAAACGGCCTTCTCAACTAGAGAAACTCTAGCAGAGATATGGCCTTTGTATTTGGCTGTTTTAGCAGTTAATACTTTTAAGGTTTTTTAAAGAGTCCCACCTAAACCTCTACTTGCATTTTAATTTCTATTACTAAAATCGAAACCAGTACGCGCCCAATGAGAAAGAACTTATTATTAGTTACACATTATAAACTTTTTAATAATTTTTGACAATCTTTTTTATAGATAAAATTAAATTTAATTCTTATGCCATTTATATCGGATATTAATTGGGGTATAGCAATACATGGATATTCATCTGGTTCATCACTAATAATATTATTATCAATATTATAATGCTTGATACATTTTTGAGAGTAAACTGACCATTTGGATTTATTCTTAATAATCTCATTCATATATTATATTATATTATATTATATTATATTGGTGTAATTATTTAAAATGAATCATGACTTAATAATAAAAACAATATTAGAAAATAATGGAAAAATTGCTGGTAGTTATATTGGCGCTTGGTTAATACAAGGTTCTCCATCTGATGTTGGATGGCGAGATATTGATATCAAATGTTCAAAAGAGCAAGAAATTATTATTACTAAAAAAATAAATCAAATTGATCCTAGCGTTAAATTGGATTTTAGAATTAATTATATTATAGGTGCCACCCAAGGAATGAGTGCATATTCTGTTAATTTATTTGAATATGATGGTTTTTTTAAAGTTGTATATCCTTTTTTTAAACATACTAATGAATGGCTAGAAGATGTAAAAAATAAAAATTGTATCTTAGGCAATGTTTATGGCAAAAAAGATATTAATTTTGAAAAATATCTAAAAGAGAAGAAGGGATGGAATATTCTAACTTTGGATAGACAAGTCTTTAATCCAAATAATGAATATTTAATGAAATTTTAATTTATGCCATGCCCTTTAACATCAGATTTAGAATATCCAGATTACGTTAAGAAAATCCTTAAGGAAATAGAAGCTGGTAACGACCAGAGATTAAAAGATTG